GTTTTCGAGCAAAGGAAGAAAAGGTAAAGATTCTATCTTTACTTAATCTCTCTCTGTCAGCTAACTTATCTAGATCTAAAAGTGTAACTGTTTCCAGTTGTGCTTGAAGATTAGTAGTATACATTAGTTCCTTATTCATATTTGAAAAAGTAACTATGCTATTATACATAGCACCAGTTAATGGATGTATATTCATAACAGATGGAGATGGTGATGTCTCACTTACATTGATAAATTCTTCAAATTTACCAACGAAGTTTTTATAGTAAGTAGATAGTTTCTTAACTATTGACATTGCCATCCCATTCACTACCCCAGCTCCGGCTCTATTAAATTCATTTAATAGAATTACCGGATCTGATGGTATAGGATATTCATTAGATTTGGTCCAATTAGCAAAGAATTCTCTTGTTAATTGGTAATCAAAATCTTTAAGATTTCGATAAATGAATCTCAATTCCGTAAATAATTTACGCAATTGTTTTTGTTGTGTTTTAGAATAACCTCCTAAAACCCAATAAAGTTTCATTACCATATCTACTGAAGATACTATTGTTTTAGGTCCCCGTCCTGCATAGATCAAATCTAAGATCTGTGCAAATAGTAATTTTGGATTACGTAAGTTATCCAAAATACCATTAATAGGTACAGGTGAAACTTCAATTCCTTTATGGAACCAACGTTTCGCAAATTCATATGTGTCTTTCGATACATGTGATTTTGCTGTTGAGATTTGAACTCCTAATCCGGTAATTAGTTGTAAATAATTATTTGCAACAACATTATCGTAAATTACGATATCATCTCCCAATAAGATGTACTTATTGAACGGATACTGATTAGCTTGGTATGCTGCATATTGAACCACCAAATGGTGACTTAATGTGAACATAGCCCAAGAAGATCGAGCTCCCATGGGTTGCCCCACGGAATACTTGATTTTATTTCCTTCTGGAGTCATAAATGGTTCATTTACCATTAAATTCTTCCAACTCTTCGCATAATACGGAGAGGCAATTTCAGAAAGT